ATGCTGTTTAAGTGTAAGTAAGTCGTATGCATTTCCCTCCGAGCTGGACGAAAAATCAAATTTCCGTTTAGCAATGGATTCCTCAGCTATTATTTGGTCGTGTGGGGACACCCCGAACGCCTCCCAGAAACTCACTCTGGCAGCGTCCGTGATGGGCACCTTGCTCCCACTAAGACCACGAGCATTTCTCATCATGCCCGACTGTGAAATCCAGGGGTGGCTCCCAAAGGTGCCACTCCCAGCTCTTGCGAGGGATTCATAAAACGCGTATAGGATGGGCACCCCGGCATTAAGTGCCTTGCCGGCGGTACCCATGTCCATGGCCCACTTCTTCCACAACTCCGGGGTCTTCAATGGAAGAAGGGACACCATGTCCTTTGATAGTGAAATTGGATAATTACGCACCATAGTCCAACCGCGTTCTGTGAAAACTGGCGAACTCTGACAAAACTCAATTTGCTCAAATATTCGCACTGGGTCCTCTAGGACCATCCAATAGCCTGCCGACTTGCAGTATTCATGCAGCCCTTGTAGCTTGTGTAGGTCATCTTCCTCACACAGGAGCACGCAATCGTCACCGTTGTTCATAAGCCTATACCTCAGGCCTACAGAACTGCAGTAACCGTACGTTAGCCCACAAGCTATCACGCATGTACCTAAACCGGTGTTCATATCACCTGAACACCTCATCTTCATGTCAAATTTTATCTTCCCCTCCGGGAAGTAAGCTCGGCATTTCGTCTTGATTTGCATCTTCAGCAGTCTTTTCAACTCAGACGCGTCATTGCCGGTGTAGCAACGTACATACTGTTTGTGTTCCCACTTCAGTACTTCTTCACCGGTATGCTGGTCAAAACGTTTTGCGTCATATGGAACTGCTACAGGTTTTGAGAATGAATCCCACATTTCCCTGAGGGACTCACCGACCTGCACTGAGTTCTTACCCTTCATCACTGTAGGGCCACCACACATATCATTTAACACTCCGTACATCACCCCCTCTACTGGGGTGATGAATTTGCCTAATTCATAGTTATACCGCGGATCCCTAGGTGAGATGATCCGCGGAGGTGGGTCATTTTTGGCTGTGAAGTTTGTCTTCTCAGCTTTTGGGAAGGTCTTAACATCAGCATCACTAGGTTTTAACGCCTCAACGCGTAGTGATTTCCTGGCTTCAATATACTTCCTCCGCATGCGAGCGTCACTGTAGTGATCAATAAATTG